TCTGGCACATATTCTTATGCACTGACTGGTGCTGGTCAGAAGTTTCAAGTTCTTGATGTTCTGAATGTCACAAGCAATTTACGGATGAAGAACATTGATTTTGCTACTATGAACAGGTATCAGAATTTCTCTACACCTGTGAATGGTATCCCTGCCTACTATGCTTTTGATGGTGTCGATGGCAGTTATGACACTAAGGTCACTATCTATCCTCGCCCTGATGGTGTTTACAGCATTCCATTCAGTTTGACAGTTCCGCAAGCCACCTTGTCATCTGACTCTACAGTCATCAAAGTTCCTGATACTTTGGTTGCTCAGAATGCTTATGCTAGGGCATTGGTTGAGCGTGGTGAAGATGGTGGTCTGTCTTCATCTGAGGCTTATTTGCTTTACAAGTCAATGCTGTCTGACTACATTGCTTTGGAAGGCACTCGCTATCCTGAGAATCAGGAGTTTGTGGCAGTATGAGCCAACAGATTCAAACATTCAGCATTTCGGCTCCGGGATTCTACGGACTCAACACTCAAGACTCGCCTCTTGATTTGAATGCTGGTTTTGCTTTGGTTGCGACTAATTGCATCATTGACCAATATGGTCGTATTGGTTCACGCAAAGGTTGGTCAAGAGTCAATTCTTCCTCTGGAAATCTTGGCGCAAATGATGTCAAGGTCATCCATGAATTAGTGTTAGCTGATGGAACTTTGACTGTCTTGTTTGCAGGAAACAATAAGATTTTCAAGTTGAGTTCCACAAATACTGTCACTGAACTCACCTATGGGGGTGGGGGTACTGCACCAACTATCACCGCAAGCAACTGGCAGTGTGCATCCTTAAATGGCATCACATACTTCTTTCAGTCTGGTCACAATCCATTGATTTATGACCCTGCTGTATCGACTACAACATATCGCAGAGTTTCTGAGAAAACAGGATATCAAGCAACTGTTCCTGATGCTGATATTTGCATTTCAGCGTTTGGTCGTTTGTGGGCGGCTAACACAACCTCTGTCAATGCTACTGTTTACTTCAGCGACTTGATTTCAGGTCATGTATGGTCTACAGGTACTGCTGGCTCATTAAATGTTAACAATGTGTGGGTAAATGGTGCTGACCAGATCACTGGTTTAGCGGCTCATAATGGCTTTTTGTTCATCTTTGGTAAGCGTCAAATCCTTGTATATCAAGGTGCTACAACACCATCAACCATGTCAATCAGCGACACTGTTGAAGGTATTGGTTGCATTGCCAGAGACAGTATTCAGACCACAAGCACTGATGTTTTATTCTTGTCTAACTCTGGTGTCAGATCGTTGATGAGAACAATTCAAGAAAAGTCTGCTCCTGAGAGAGACTTGTCTAAGAATGTGCGTAATGATCTAATGGGTGCTGTAGCTGGTGAAACGCTATCTAATATCAAGTCTGTTTATTCAGAGCGTGAAGCTTTTTACTTATTGGTGACTCCAAGTATTGACACCACTTGGTGCTTTGATACCAAGGCTTATTTGCCTGATGGTTCGGCAAGGGTAACTACTTGGGACTCCATTACACCTAAGTCTTTTTTGTCTCGCAGAGATGGAAGTCTATACATTGGCAAAAATGGCTACATTGGTTGGTACAACACTTATCAAGATTACGATACTGCTTATCGTATGTTGTATTACACAAACCATGCAGACTTAGGCGATCAGAATGTTACTTCTATTTTGAAGAAATTATCTGCTGTTGTCATTGGTGGAACAAATCAAGTAGTCACATTCAAATGGGGTTTTGATTTCAAGACTAATTATTTATCTGACAATGCAACTATTCCATCGCAAGGTGTTTACTATTACGGCATTGCAGAATATGGTGCTAATGCCACAACAATTTCTTACTATTCTGATGGTGTTGCACTACAAACATTGGTTGTTTCAGCATCAGGTACTGGAAAAGTTGTTCAAACTGGTTATGAATCAGACATCAATGGTTCAGCATTGTCTATTCAGAAAATTGAAATTCAAGCCAAACAAGGCAAAATGAGTTAAAGGAATACCATGAGTGATTATACCAAAAGCACGAACTTTGCCACCAAAGACAATCTGTCTTCTGGTAACCCTTTGAAGATTGTCAAAGGTACTGAAATTGATACAGAGTTCAACAATATTGCTACTGCCATTGCAACAAAGGCAGATTTGGCAAGCCCTACTTTGACTGGTACACCTACACTTCCAACAGGTACTATTGCAACTACTCAGTCTTATGGGAATAGTTCAACTGCTGTAGCAACAACTGCTTTTGTTCAAGCGGCATTAGCGGCTATGTATCCAGTAGGTTCAATTTACACAAATGCAAGCGTCAGCACTAACCCTGCAACTCTACTTGGGTTTGGTACTTGGACTGCATTTGCCGCTGGTCGTGTCATGGTTGGTTTTGATTCAGGCAATTCGTTGTTTGACACTGCTGAAGAAACTGGTGGTAGTGCAGATGCAATTACTGTCAGCCACACTCACACTGCAACAGTCACAGACCCCGGACACTTACACACACAAACAGAATATAACCAGCCCGGCATCGGTAATGCTGGCGGTGGTGGCGCACGAGTTAATGCTCAAACAGCAAATACTGGAAGTGCTACTACTGGTATCAGTGTGGCGATCAGTACAACTGGCTCAAGTGGCACAAATGCTAACTATCAGCCGTATATTACTGTTTATATGTGGAAACGCACAGCATGATGATGCAAGACCCTGAATATCGCATTATTCATCACTTCAGTGATGGGTTGTATGCCAAGGAGTCATTCTTCAGTGCTGGAATGAGCATCTTGAAGCATACGCATGACTTCAGTCATTTGTCGATATTGGCTCATGGGAAAGTTGCTGTATTGCGTGGTACTGAAATTGATATTGTTTCTGCGCCAGCGTGTATTGAGATCAAAGCAGGGTTGACTCATGGTGTCAAAGCAATAACAGATTGTGTTTGGTTTTGTATTCATGCCACTGACGAAAAAGATGCGTCTAAAGTGGATGAAATTTTGATTAAGGGAGAATAATTATGCCGTGGATTGCTGCTGGAGCATCATTACTTGGTGGATATTTAACGAGTGAATCAAATAAAAATGCGGCTGATACTTCTGCACAAGCACAACTTGAGGCGGCAAGAATAGCGGCAGATGCGGCTAGGTTTCGTCCTGTTGGTGTAACAACTCGTTATGGAGGGTCAAATTTTAAATTTGATTCAAGTGGTAATTTGACAGGTGCTGGTTATACAGTTAGTCCTGAGTTAAAAGCATATCAAGACCGATTACAAGCTCTTACAGGCAATGCATTATCTCAAGCAGAGATGGCACAGCAACAGTATGCTCCGCTTCAGCAAGGGGCTACAGGACTGTTTAACTTGGGTCAACAGTATTTGGCTCAAAGTCCTGAACAAGTGGCGGCTCAGTACATGGCAAAACAGCAAGATTTGCTTGCGCCTAGCCGTGAGCGTCAATATGCTCAGTTGCAGAATCAGTTGTTCCAAACAGGTCGTGGTGGTCTGTCTGTAGGTGCTACAGGTGCTAGACCAAGTGGTGCGGCTGGTTTGGGTGCAACAACTCCTGAAATGGAAGCCTATTACAACGCATTGGCGCAACAAGATGCGGCATTAGCGGCTCAAGCACAACAGGCTGGTCAGCAACAGGTGGCATTTGGCACAGGATTGCTTGGACAGGGTGCTGGACTGCTTGGACAGTATCAAGCTGGTCAAATCGGTGCTTTGACTCCATTTACAACATATTTAGGTGCTGGTTCTTCTATTGAAGACCTTGGTCAAAAATCATTAGATATTGGCGCTCAATTAGGCGGTCGTTCAGCAACTGCTGGGCAAAATGTTGGACAGTTCTTGTATGGCGGTGGAATAAATGCCGCAAGAACAATACAAGGTGGAGCGGCTGGAAGTGGATTTGGTTCTGGCTTAATGGGATTAGCTAATAATCCAAAAATTACTCAAGGCATATCTGATTGGTGGAACAACAGGAATCCTTATGTAGCAAATACATCAGCTTTTGATTATGGTCAGACATCAGGTTGGTCTGATGGTAGCCCAGTGACTATGTTTTAAGGAATAAATCATGGCGACACTTTTCTCTGAAGAAGTTTCTTCAACACAAATACCAAATGTATTGGTCAATAGACAGCCAAATGCATTTCTTGCAGACAGTATTGTTGACCCATCTGTTATTCCAATTGACCAGTCATTAAAACTCACACCTACTTCGTATTTGCAAAATCCTATGGTGTTTGAGCCAATGAAGTCTGCACAACAACCATCTATTGTTGGTGGCTTGTTTAATCCTGAGTTGCGTAGTGCCGCAGAAATGGAATATTTGCAAAAACGGCAAGATGCAATGAAAAATGAAGCAATGGCTTTTGCTCAACTGACTCCAGCACAACAAGCACAATTTGGCTTTTATCGTGGTGGTCAACAGTTGGGAGATGCTATTGGTGGTGCTTTGGGAGGTCAAGACCCTCAATTACGCATGATTGGGTTACAACAGCAGATTTTGAGTGAACTTGACCCAAGTGACCCGCAACAACAATTAACGATTGCTCAGAAGTATGCAAGGGTTGCTCCTGAATTAGCTATGAAAATTGCTGATTCTGCTCGTAAATCACTGTCTGAATTGGCATTAGAAAAACAACGCACTGCTGAAAAAATGACTTCTGAACAGCGTAATGCTTTAGCTTATGCTGATACTGTTGGAGCAAGAGGAACGCCAGAGCATACTGAAGCATTTAAGAGTAGATTAGAACAATTAAGTGTAAAACCAGAAGCTACTTCAACTGAAATGAAGAATGCCACAGCACTTGCTGATTCTGTTGCCAAACGAGGAACTCAGGCTTGGAATGATAAATACAACTCTGAGTTGATTCGATTAACAACAAAAGAACCAAAAGAAAGAAATATTGCTTTTGGAGCAGAAGCAGAAAGAAAATCAAAAGCAATGTATGGTAAGCCTTATGCTGATTTAACTCCTACTGAAGCTGGATTGGTTGATAAGGCAGTTGAAGCATCTGAACAAGCAAAAGCTAAAGCGGGTGCAATTCTTTTGCCGGGTCAACCAGTTGCTCCAAAAGATTGGCTTTCATTTAGTTCGCAAATTAGTAAAGACCCAGTAATGGATAGAACATCCACAATAATTGCTGATGCTCCAAATGCCATTGAAACAATCAGAATGTCAACCACTAATGATATTGCCGCTAATGCTTTGCCGGGCGCACTTGCACAATTGACTGGACAAGGTAAAAATATGTCTAATCAAGATGTAAATAGATTTGCTAGAACTGGTGGTCTGGATGATAGGCTTGCAAGTTCAGCAGTTGAGTTTTTTACAGGCAGAAAAACAAATATCTCTAAGCAAGAGGCAGAAAGATTTGCTACTGCTGTTTATCGTGGTGCATTGTTAGAAAGAAAAAAATTCATAAAAGATCAAGCCGAACAAGCAGGATATGATAAAACACCAAATTATGATATTGCAATTAGACAAATTGACGATCAATTGAATAAGTTTAAATTAGTAAATCCAAGTGGTAAATCTGAACCATCACCAAAACTTGATGCTGATTCATTGGTTAACAAATATTTAAAACCAAAATAATTTGAGGTAACTATGGCAACTTATGATGAAGTAATTGAGGCTTTGCGTAGGGCAGATGCCGCAGGAAATGAAGAAGATGCTCGTAGTTTGGCAGAAATTGCCAACTCTATGAGAACAAATATGACTCCTGCTAATGTTGCAGATACGCAAGAATCTCCTTTTGTATTGATGGGAGATCAACCTCCTCCTCCAACAATGCTTGATTATTTGCTTGAAAAAGCAAAATTAGGGTTTACATCAACACCTGCCAGACTTGCGGCTGGTAGTGCATTGCAACAAGGAACTTTTGCTGGTGCTTTTCCTACACAGCCAGAATTAGAGTTATCAACGGAAAATATTCAAACAGGTCTTGGCCTTAAGCCACAAATACGCCCTGCTTCTCCTGCTCAAAGATACCTTGGTGCTGTTGTTGAAGGAGCAACAGATATTACTGGTTTATTTGGCAAAGGAAAGGCTTTGAATGTCATTACTGGAGGTATGGCAGGGGGCGGTGGAGAATTTGGTGGCGAGGTAGGTCAACAAGTTGCAGGAGTTCCCGGACAAATTACTGGCGGCATACTTTTTTCTTTGCTTTCTGGTGGTGGAACAGCTAAAGGTGGTCAGATGCTGTTTGAAAAAGGTAAAGAACGATTTGACATT